TGTTGTTGGCGAGACGTGCGATGCGGGTAACATGCCGGCAATGCCGGTACCCGCGCAGGTAACCATCACACCACGGCACCAAGCCGATCGGCGCTATGCAGCGCGCAGCCAGTGCCACAATTTTGCCACATGAACACATTTCACCATGAGTTTCACAGTGTGTCCCTATTTGTGACACACAATCGCCATATTAGTTAACGGCGGGTTTGTTTGGTGTTTTGTGGTTCCGTGGTGTTGTGGTTTAATGTTCTAGGCCACACAGGCCCCAAAGATCTAAATGTTCTAACAAAACATAGAACATTTAAGTCCTTGATATCATTACAGAAAACGCTAATGTTCTATATATTCTATACAATCCCGATAGAGAGCGTCTGGAAATTTGGTACCGCGAAAGTAACATCACCCCATGGGGGGCAATTTACAACGCGCTCATCAAATACCCTATATAGAATATATAGAACATTAGAACATTAGATAAATAGATCAATAAATACAGGCACTTGCTGCCGTACCTAAAGTTCCGCCTAATGTTCCAATGTTCCAGAGGGGCAAATCAGGGCGAAACGTACCCGTATTTTGACCATCGCTTTACCTTGCCGAAGTTAACCGGCAGCGGCATGCGCTTCTCGACGAGCTTCGGTTTGTTGTCGCGTGGGAGCTCGTCGGGCAAGTCTTCGATCTCGTTTAGCACTCTCGTGCCGTGGAGCTTCGCCTTCTTGATCCGGTCGGCCAGCGGAACCATCACACCATAGCGTTCCCGCATGTTGTAACGCTTCTGCTTGGCCATGAGCTTCTTGCACCAAGTGTTACCGTTCGATGCCATTAGTATCTCCAAAGTAAAACCATTCAACGATGACATGATGAACCCGGTTCACTTGCACTCAGTAAGGCGAAGGTAGGCTAACGGTATAACCATTAGATCATGTCATGGTTGAATGGTCAGGCGGCGCCGCATGTCGCAAGCGCCGCCCGCCACTCAACATCATCCCAAGGACCAACGATATTTCTTCAAGCGCGTTGCACTCCGTCAGGTCAAACAATAGAGCGTGCGATTGCCTCTCGTTTGATGGTCTGATTAAGGCCCTTGGGTGGATCGGACACCCGATAGGTGCGGTAGTTTTGCAGCATCCCAAAGTGCCCTTCCTTGGGAGCTCAGCGACAGGGACACTTACCCCACTTCGCTTACCTTCCCTCGGGTGCAATTCTCCGGGCCACACAATCCGCGACCTAGAAGCATCCGTCCATAAGGCTTACTCTCGCGAGTAATTATGGCACTATCGGTTTCACGTTACCGGAGCGACCGCCTGTCCTACCCGCCGGCCCATACAGTCTGCGCGGGAGAGACGCCTAAGCTCAGTCCTAGGCTTGCACGTTGTTTGCCACTCGTGATGTGGTCTCGGTGTAGGTCCAGGGAAAACCGCTGTGGTTCAGTGGTTTAACCGGTCTACAGCCTAGGTACGGGGGATACCCCACCGGGTATATGGACAGGCCACCCCATCCCGGCAGGCCGCCTTCAGGGACCCGGAAAATATGTAAGTCAGGAAAACCAATTTATACTTTGGCTATACTATTGATTAACCAAGTAAATCTTGACCTATGAAGTAAAACCATCACATCATCAAACCATAGGACCACTACCTGGCCCTACTGCGCGACCGGTCGGCCACCACCTAAACGTAAGTCTCGTCCAGCCTTTGGGGGCACCGCGGACAGAGCTGAGGGTGGTGGCCATTTCGCCGCCCAACACATGCCGAGTTAGCTCAGCGGTAGAGCAGGGGCTTTGTAAGCTTCAGGTCGCAGGTTCAAATCCGTGCACTCGGCACCAGTACTCAAACGTCCAACGGTTCGGTGGTGTGATGGTTGATTTTGTCGAGGCGGTTCTTCTGGTGCTGATGCTGTCCGTGCCAGGAGAGCCAACACAGCAGATGCAGATTCCACAACCGTCGATTGCTGCATGCTCGGAGAAGGCACGCGAGCTCCTTGGGCATCGCCCCGATATTCGTACGCACGTTCGAAGCGCGACGTGCTTCGTGGTCTCCCAGAAGGCGAACCCCGCGTAGCAACAAATCAAATATTGGATACCATGCAAACATTTTCTGCATGGTACGCTCGCGTCTGGTCTTTACTTTCGAAATACCCAAGACCATGTTCGGCTCATGCCGAATCGGAAATTCAGAACATTTATTTCAGATGATGAGCTGAGCCCCGCTCAAGCTCTGGCACGGGCTTTTGGGGATACAATGAAACCACCGCGCGTTTCGCCACCGGCGCCTATCTATGCGTCGCCGGGAGAAGTCCCGTTACCGCCCAAACAAACCATCAAACAAGCATACGACAGCGGGTTAACAGTTGCGCATACCGCGCTGGTATTCGAACTTCCCGACGAGTGGGTCGAGATGTTCGTCCGCGGCGATGCACCTACCAACTGATCAGCACCGCCACTACATGCGTCGGATGCTCAAATACTGGCGCCGCGGCCACCCATTGTGGTGCGTGCGATGCACCGGCGAGATCATGCTTCAGACGCGAATGTTTGACGAGTTCGGCCGTCGGGTCGGGCTCGAGGAGCGCGTGGTGTGCATCGAGTGCGGGGAGTGTACGTACTGGTCGGAGGCTGGGAGCCTTGTTGTTGCCGGTGATGTTTGAGAGTAAAACAAAAGTAGCGTCAAAGTAAAAACGTAAATCATTTCAAGGGTTTACTTGAAGTCGGTCATGTTTCGCTCCATTTGAGCGTCATGAGCGAAGATCGTATTCCTGTTAGGTGGTTGCGCGACCGGCTCGGGCTCTTGTCCGAGGAAGACGTAGCCGCGCTGTTCGACATCAAAGAGAACACGCTCGCCGTATGGCGCAGTGAGAACTATGGCCCGCGGCCCACGAAGCTCGGCCGGAAAGTGTTCTACCTTGAGAGCGAAGTGCGCGAGTGGGTGAACAAACAGATGTTCGCCGCACCTGAGAGCGATCCTGCATGATCGCCGCCCTTGTCCCGTTCCGTGAGTTTGTTGACCCGGTGGTGATCTGGGTCGCAGCTACGATGATCGCGTTCTTCCTGGGGTTCATGCTGGGGAGGGCGACGGCGTGCTAGAGCAGCTCAAGGGCTTTGGGCTTGTGTATCTCGCAACGCCCTACACCAAGTATCCGTACGGCATGAAAGCTGCGTTCGAGGATGCTTGCTACCTTGTTGGTAAGCTGGCCGAGCGTGGCCTGACGAATGTATACAGCCCCATCGGGTACGGACATTCCATCGCAGAACATTCCAGCCTTGACCCGTGTGACTTGAGCTTCTGGCTGCCGTTCAATGCGGCGCTGATGACCAAGAGCGATGCGCTCCTCGTCGCAAAACTTCCGGGGTGGGAAGTGTCCACCGGTGTCCTTCACGAGATCGAGGAGTTCAAGAAAGCCGGTAAGCCGGTGTTCTACCTCGATCCGAATAACACAGAACTAATCACCGCCCACTAGGGCAAGGGGAAAGTGAAATGGTTGTCGGTGGCTTGGGGCTTCTTATCGTTGTTGGGGTTGTCGTGATGGCCTACTACAAGGGCGTGCAGATGAGCCTGATGGAAAAATTTCTCGCCGGGCTCGCCGGTGTCGAGTCGCTCGCGGTGATCTTCTCGTGAACCACTGGCTCCACAAGATAATCCCAGGGTCTCGCGCCGATGTGAACCTGCTCACGTGGCTTCCCTGGGCGTTGTTTGGCAATGACGAAGGCGGCCTCTTCGGAGAGCTCGATCCATATTACACGCACAGCTATGGAGCTCGGTCCCCTGATATTTCGTTCTGGGGCTTCGTGAAGTGGTGGTTCAGAAACCCATTCCACAACTTGTTCTTCCACGTCCTGCGTTGGGACGCCGGTGACAACGCGTTGGTTGTCTATGCTCGTGACGAAACCGGCTCTCGCTGGTTCTTCCGCGCACCCCAACGTACCTGGCACGCCGACCAAGGCAAGCAGCTATACATCCGCCTGCTTGCGCCGTTCGTCTCATATCGTGGCGCGAAATGGGAAATCTATGCCGGCTGGCGCATAGGCGGCGCGCTGGGCTTCGCGTTCCGTAAGTAAAAGGATCTGGAATGGTGGGTGAGGTTATCGGCTTCAATACGGGCTTGTCGCACAAAGAGCCGTATCCTAGTGTTATCAGCGTGCTCGAGCGCGCCCTGGCCCGTGCTAAGTCTGGCGAAGTTGTAGCAGTATCTGTTGTGTTGTGTGATGATTGCGGCCAACATACCACCGCATGGGCGTGTGGTCCGGATGAAGACATCGTGTTTTACAACGCACTGGTCGCCGGTTCATCATTCCTTACGCACCGATTGAATGTCTCAAATTTGGAGACATCCGATTTGGTGCCACCACCCACACCAGAGATTGCCTAAGTCCACGCACCAGACGGAATGCTCTTGCGCTCCCGCACCGGCAGCCGGTGCATGCGCTTTGCGATCAGGTTGCTCATGCCACCATGCGCAGCGAGGCAAGCGTACTGAAGCGCATCAATGATGTGCGAGTATTCGTTTTTGTCGGGAGTTGGTTTACGCATACCCGCACGCGTACGCGCATAGCGGTACCCACCTGACATACCGCGGATCAGCTTAGGGCAACGCTGCCTAGAGAACAGCATGGCCGGACCACCGTCGCGCTGTGCCAATAGAAATGCTTCGATTGCACGGATGCGCGGATCGATGTCGTTCGTCGGGGCAGGGAACGCCATGAAGCCCATTCGCTTCAGGACGTCGAAAGTAGTCTCTTCGTAGATAGAGCTCTTCGCATTACCTGACGGGTCGCCGATCATGGCGATCGCTTTACCGAGATACATCGGATCCATGAGGCGGGGGCGTAGGGCACGTTCGATGTGCTGCTCGAGCCCGATATCGTCCGCGATCACTTCTTCCAAGACAAGCAGCCGGCCCTTATGGTCGAGCTGGCATATCACGCTGCATGGGTCGCGCCCAAAGTCCTGGCCCAAGATAAGGACATGCCCGCTTACCGGCATGAGGTCATCGACGACGTGAAAGTTCGGTTTGAAGCTTTCCCGAAACACCGCCGAGCCGCTTGGGTCGTCGCCGTATTCGGCATGGACGTACCGCTTAATCCAGTCTGGCCCGTTCGATCTGGCAAGGCGCTCGTAGTACTTTCGCCCCTGTGCCCGGCGTTCTGGATCACCAATGGGTAGGCGCAAGGACTCAGGTGTCTGGGTTAGCCAATCGAGGTTTTCAGCGTCTGGCGTTAGCCCGCCCGGCTGTATGAAAATCTGCCAATCTGGTGGGGTGTTGACCTCCATAAAATCATGCCAGGGCGAACCTTCGCTAGGCATGTTGGTGTCCGCGATGATGCCGAACCACGTTGCACCACCTTGTGCTGCTGACGGGTAACGCCCACACCGGCCGGCGATAGCGGGTACCAGTCCAGTGTCCATTTCGATGGTTTCAGATAGCCACGCCCCGGTGAGCTGCATCGACAAGAGTCGGCGCTGATCTTCTGGGTCTTCCAATGGGAGCAAAAGCCATTCTGACCGAACATCACCAATTGAGATGTACACCGTGTTATCGCTCACCTTGAAGTGTGCGATGCCCTGTAGCCATGACGTGATATCCTTGAGGACGGTGTCCTTGAGCTGCTTCAGCGTTTGGCGCAAGATGGCAAAGCGCGTGTATCGGATTCCGTCTGGCGCAGGTGCTTGTTCACATGCCCGCCTAAACAACTCGAACAGGCATGCGGTGGTCTTCCCAGATCCAACTGGGCCAGCGATTAATCGCCCGAACGCCTCGCTCTTCATGAATCGAGCGCAGGTTGGCGGGGCGTCGAAATTGATAGAGGCCATTGTTATTTGTGCTGCTTGATATAGCGAATGAGACTTCTCAAACGCTGTGTGTCCTCCTTTGAATGCCCAAGGGTGAGATTGCAGCTCTGACAAAGAATGCCGCGGATCTTATTGCTGTTGTGGCAGTGGTCGACCACCCAGCCCTTACGCGAGTTCGGCGTTGGGCTTTCGCAGACAGCACACTTGAAGTTCTGCTTTCTTAGGATCTCGTCGCGCCCCTGTAGGGTGATCCCGTACCGGCGCATTAAGATGTAGTTTCGGCCGTTTCGTAATCGCTTCAAACGTTGGAGCTGCTTTCGCCGGTCAAGTGATCTGGAAGTCACTCCTTGAGCGGCTCCGCATCGATTACTTTCATGGGTAACTGCTTTTCAAATTGCAGTTTTGCGTCCGCACCAAGGTTGATGGTCACGCTAAACCGTTCGCCACCACTGCCGTTGATCTCGGCCTTATCGATACCCATACCCGCAATTTTTGTGATCAGTTTTCCGCCTTCTATCTTTGAAGAAAGGGGTTCTGCTCGATCATTTAGCCTGGCGTAGAGTTCGGGCATCCATTCTTCAACAAGCGCGGCAGCTTTTATTTTTACACGCTCGTGTGTGTTGCCAGCGGATTCCCAGGCTTCGGTTTCTTGTTTTAGGTAACGCTGAAACGTCGGTGAGCTTTTTAGGTTCATCCAAGATTGGGCATCGATATGATACCGATTCAGGATGGTTTCGATGTCGTGGATGTCCATCGCGATCTCTCGCGCCAACCGCAAAAGCGTCAGTTCATCGACATCGACATTAAGCGCTGGAAGGGCCATCTATACCTTGATTATACCATATATGGTCTTGTTCTGCATGGATATATACTATATAGGGTAGGTGATCCAGACCCATCCTAGTCGCGGCGCACTGACAGTAGTGCCGCCGGCCGCGTTAGAAGCTGCGCTTCAAGCGCAGGATCGCGCACGCGCAGAGGCAAAGGATCAACTATCGCAGCCAGTAGCCTCGAGCTTGGCCGGGCACATTCGGACACAGTTTGAGGTGTTTAAGCAGCACCGCAACAATGCCCAGTCTGGGTGGACAGAGCGCCTGCTGTCCGCAATGCGTGCCTTCAATGGCACATACGAGCCAAGCAAGCTCGCTGACATTGAGAAATTTGGTGGCTCGAAAGTATATGCACGCATCATTGCGATGAAGTGCAGGGGTACGTCTTCGCTACTGCGTGACGTGTATCTAGCGCCAGACCGCCCGTGGGGCATCTCTCCGCCGGCTGATCCGACCATCCCGCAAGAGGTGGTCGACAACATCAAACAGCTTGTGCAGGTTGAGCTCGCCACCACTGGACAGGCCGGCGAAGAAATCGGGCCAGAGAGAATCCGTGATCGCATCAACGGGCTGATGGAATCGGCACGCATGGCGGCGAAGAAGCGTGCCAGCGATCAAGCCAAGATTGCTCAGGATAAAATCGACGAGTTACTTCAGGAAGGTAACTTCTATAAAGCACTTGCCGAGTTCATCGTCGACCTACCACTGTTTCCGTTCGCCTGCATCAAGGGGCCTGTTGTCAGGATTGTCCCCGGTGTTGTCTGGAATAACGGAAGCCCGATCATTCAGCAAAAGCCTAAGCTGTTCTGGCAGCGTGTCTCGCCGTTTGATCTTTGGTGGACGCCTGGCGTCGCCGACATCGAGAGTGCCGAAGTTATCGAGCGCACGCGTTTGACGCGCGCTGAACTTAACGACCTCCTCGATTTGCCAGGCTATAATCACGACGAGGTTCGAGCTGTCCTCGATGAGTATGGCCGCGGTGGCCTTGCCGATAACTGGGACAACGCGGATGCTGAGCGCGCCGTTCAGGAATCCCGCGAGAACCCGCAGTTCAACCGATCAGGCATGATCACCTGCCTCGAGTATCACGGCAATATCCAAGGCCGTATGCTGCACGAGTATGGAATGAGTAAAGAGCTCGTGCCCGATGAACTGCGCGATTACATGGTCCAGGCGTGGTTGATTGGAAACCATGTCATCAAGGCGCAACTATCGCCGAGCCCGCGCAAGCGCCATCCGTATTTCATTACTTCGTTCGAAAAGGTGCCGGGTACCCCGGTAGGTAACGGCCTGCCGGATATCCTGAGTGACATTCAGGAAGTTTGCAATGCGACGCTTCGGTCGCTTGTGAACAACCTTTCGATCGCATCTGGCCCGCAAGTGATTGTCAACGACGATCGGCTCGCCGCACACGAGGACGGCGAGGAGCTGTATCCGTGGAAGCGCTGGCACACAACCGACCCGGCGATCGCGCAAGGTGCCAAAGAAGATCCGATCAAATTTTTCCAACCGCGTTCAAACGCGCAGGAACTGCTGGCTGTCTATAAGGACTTCAGCGCGATCGCGGACGAACTATCTGCCATCCCGAAGTATCTGGCGGGGCAGGGGGCTGGTGGTGCCGGTCGTACTGCGTCCGGTCTGGCGATGCTCATGGGCAACGCCTCCAAGATTTTGCAGACGGTCGCTGCCAACATTGATCGTGATATTTTCGACCCGCTGCTGTCGCAACTCTTCGACATGCTCATGCTGACGGACTCGTCTGGTCTTTTGACGGGCGAAGAGACTGTTCGCGTTATGGGCGTTAATGTCGCTGTCCAGCGCGAAACCGAGCGTGCGCGCCAGCTCGAGTTCCTTCAAACAACGGCTAATCCTATCGACGCCCAGATTATGGGGCCAAAGGGGCGCGCTGCGGTCTTGCGGTCAGTCGCCAAGACCATCGGCATGGATGACGAAGAGATCGTCCCGACAGACGAACAACTGCAATCCCAAGCCGCTGAAATGGCGGCTGCGGGTGCCCTGGCGCAAGGCGGACAACAGCCAGGTTCGACTGAAGACATGGGTCCGCGAACACGCATCGCCGGCGGCGTCGGCTAACGGAGAATGGAAATGGCTAAGGAAATCTCGAGTTCGTCCAAGGTGTTTGCCAAGGGCGGCAAGACCAAAATGTTCGGCAAGCAGCATGCTGGCCCTCAGAAGCCGGGCATGACGTCGCACGCGACCAACGGTGACGGCGGCAAATTCCATAAGGGTGGCAAGACCAAGATGTTCGGCAAGCAGTCGGCATCCCCCGCCCGCGCCAAGTAATTTCAAAATCATGGCAACCAGACAATGATCACAGCACGCAAGAACATCGATACTCAGGATGCGCCGCGGGAAGTTTCTCGCATTGAAGGCGCGATGGCTGAGACAGTCACAATCGCCCTGGCTGCCGGCGCGTCAGATGCCATGGAAATCACTGTCACGGTGAAGGATGGCTTCGGCAAAGCCGTTACTGGTGTCCGTGCGCTAGACCTTTGGTTCAGCGGCCACGCATCCAGCGGCGCCATTACGGGAACGTCATACAGTGGCACTCTTGTCGCGTCGACGGGCTCGATCCTCACCACTGTTACAGCGGCCAAGCGCTTCGAAGTGCTTACCAATTCTAGTGGCGTGTTTGTGGGCAGCCTCACGGCAACCGCCAAGCCGGCCACAGAGTACGTCGTTGTCCGGCGTCCGTTCGGTGGCGAGCTGGTTTACTCGGCTGCTTCTGGAACGAACTGGGGCGCTTAATGGCACGCGGTTCTGCCCGCCCACCGAAACCGGCCTCATCTTCGGAGGGGATCGTTCGTGGGCGGGTGAACAACTCCAAAACAAAACTCGCCATCAGTACGAAACCAAAGAAGAAAAAGAAATGAAAAACAGGAAGGTCAAGGTGCACCGGAATGTGGGGAAGGGGTCTCAACAAGAGATTCTACCTAACCGGCACACCTTGGCCAAACTTTTAAGGGGCGACCCCTCCCAACGTTCTCTCGGACGATATGCGAAAGCAGCGCCAGCTGGCGTTGATCTCGACGCGCCGTCCATCGAAGAGATGGGGCCGCGCGTTATTGGATGAACGACGCAAGTCTTATCCTCGCGACCAAACGACTTTCCCGCGAAGCGCCTGACGCCTGGGATGAATTTCGCAAGGCGTTTGATAATTTCGCTTCCGACACCAAAGACAAATGCATCTCGGCAATGCCGTCCGACCTCCAGGTCGCTCAGGGAAACGCGCAGATGTGCGTGCTGCTTCAGCGGCTTTTCTCTGGCCATTACGACGCCCAAGCTGAGAAACTCGAGGCAAAAGCCAAACGATGATCGCCACCGAAACCGACCCGAACGTCAAGGTACCCAACGCCATCCTTCGCGCCGCCGCACGCGCTGACGAGATCCACAAGCAAGCATATCAGCCAGGCCAGTCGGATGGTGAGGGTGCTGATCCGGTCACTGATCCGGTCACTGATCCGCCTGTTGACGCCCAAGACCCGCCTTCCGAGCAGCAGGCTGCTCCGCCACAGGACAATCCCCCCACCGACAGCCAGCCTTCAAATGATACGCCGCCGGATTACGAGCGCATGTACCGCTCGATGAAGGGCCGCTTCGATCGGGCAGAGCAAGACAAGCAGGCACTCATTGCGCGCATCGATGGCCTTCAGGCGACGATCGCGACAATTCAGGCTGCGCCGCCCACTCCCGCACCGGCGGAGCTCGAGGCCGCGAGGTTGATCACACCGGCTGAAGAGGAAGAATTTGGCCGCGAATTTCTAGACGTCGTCGGAAAGCGCGCGAAAGAAACCATCACACCGGAAGTGCAAGAGCTGCGCGATCAAATCAAAAACTTGAAAGCCCAACTTGAGGGTGTTCAAGGTTACGTATCGGTATCGTCGCAGTCAAAAATGGAGCAGACGCTCGACACGAGCTGCCCCAACTGGCGTGAAGTAAATCTCAACCAAAACTTTTTGTCGTGGTTGGCCTTGCCTGATTTACTTTCAGGCATAACTAGACATGACTTGCTGAAGGCAGCATGGGACCGCAAAGACGGCCACCGCGTTGCTGCTTTCTTCAACGGCTTCCTCTCTGAAGAGGCTGCTTCGGCCCCCGCGGGCATCGAGCCGCACCAGAGTGCTCCAGTAGCACCCAAGGTCCCGCTCGAGACTTTTGCGGCGCCTGGCAGAGCCAAGACTGCCGCGGCAGGTACTGCCCCCGCAGAGAAGCCCGTCTTCACACGCGCACAGATTGCTGCGTTTTACGCTGACCGAACCGCTGGGCGGTACAAGGGGCGTGAACAAGAAGCGGATCGCTTAGAAGCGGAAATTTTCGCTGCACAGCAGGATGGGCGCATCAGGCAATAACTTGCTTCTGATGGGGCACTCCAATGGCATTTCCTATCGCCGGTAGCGGCACGACTCCTCCTCTTTATCCGGTTGGCTCGACTGCCAACGCCTTCGCGACTAACGGCTTCATTCCCGAAATCTGGTCGGGCAAGCTGGTCGAGAAGTTCTATGCGTCCACCGTCCTCTCCGCGATCTCGAATACCGACTATGAAGGTGAGATCAAGAACCAGGGCGACAAGGTGCGCATCCGCACCAAGCCGACGATCACGATCAGTGATTACCGTGCTGACGGGCAGCTCAGTCTTCAGCGCCCCGAGGGTTCGGTTGTCGACCTTCTGATCGACAAGGGCAAATACTTCAACACCATCCTCGACGATGTCATGGACGTGCAGAGCGACCTCAACGCGCTCAGCATGTGGTCGGACGATGCCGCCGAGCAGATGAAGATCACGATCGACTCGGCGGTGCTTGCCGGCATCCTCAACGGCGCAACCGCCACCACCAACCGTGGTGCCGGTGCGGGCAAGATCAGCACGAATATCAATCTTGGCGTGACTTCCTCGGGTCCGCTGGCGGTTGTTGCTCGTAGCCCGTCTACCGGCCAGGTTGAAATCGTCGACGTGCTCCTGCGCCTCGGTCAGGTACTCGACGAGCAGAATATCCCCGAACAGGGCCGCTGGGTCGTGCTGCCCGCATGGGCGGCGACGCTCATCAAGCAGTCCGAGCTCCGTCAGGCGTATCTGTCCGGCGACGGCACCTCGATGCTGCGTAACGGCCGTATCGGCATGGTTGATCGGTTCACACTCTATGTGTCGAACCTGCTGCCGAACGGCGTTGCTGGCGGTCTGGCTGCCGGCGAGTTCGCGATGTACGCGGGCCATGCGCACGGCCTGACCTTCGCGTCCCAGGTCTCCAAGGTCGAGACGCTCCGCTCCGAGCAGACCTTCGGTACGATCCTGCGTGGCCTTCAGGTCTACGGCTACAAGGTCATCGATGGCACTGCGCTGGCTCAGGCGATCGTCACGCCTGGTTCGTAAGGTGGTAGGGGCTACCTTAATGGTAGCCCCATTACCTCGCGGGGTAACGGATGGCCCTCGATACTGTTAGCGACTACGTCAACGAAGCCAGGGTGCTCCTTCAGGACCTTGATCAGCCGTATCGCTACGAAGACTCCCAGCTCGTTAGTGCGATTAACATCGCCCTGATGGAAGCGCGAAAGTTGCGGCCGGATTTGTTTCTGAACACCAGAACGTTTCCGAGCTTCACAACCAACGACGCTACTACGGTTAGCTTCGATATTCAGTACCGAGCTGCCCTCCTCAATTACATCGTCGGATACGCACAACTGCGCGACGACGAGGGTAATCAGGATCAACGGGCTTCGGCCTTCCTGAACAGGTTCTCAGCCCAGATGTTGGGCCTTGCATAACCGGTATCAGAGTGAGCGCAACGGCAGACTATAACGCGATACTCAAGCAAGTACGGACCCGAGCACCCGGCGTGCTCGATGACGTGATCATGCTTGAATTGCAGTTTGTCGTTGAAGGGTTTCTCGACGAGTCGAATGTGTGGGTAGACCCAATCCCACTGGCAACTACAGCCAACGTCACGGACTACCCGATCGAATCGGAATTTGGTTCGGTCAACCGGATGCTCAATGTTGTTAATGAGAACGGCTCACCGGTCGCGGCATCGCTCCTCGAGCCCCCGAACGATGAAGATTTATACGTTGTGCGCCTGGCGGTTGCACCGTCCACCAGCGGCGATCTGACCGCCAATGTTTCTCTGACACCCGACAGCGCCCTCCCGGTTGCCGACAGCGTGCCGGATTGGATGTGGGTCCGGTATCGGAGCGGTTTCATCGACGGCGTTCTTGGGCGTCTCTTCAGTCAACCAGCCAAGCCATACACAAACGGCACACTTGCCGTTGTGCACTCAAACCGATTTCGCAGCGCAGCCTCCAAAGCCAAGCGCGAAATGCTCAATCGAAACAGGTTCCGCGGACAGGGTTGGGCTTTCCCACAGTCGTTCGCGACTACGCGGCGATAAGCCAGGGGGTAACGTAAATGGCTGCATATCAAAAGTTGAACCAGTTCACGGATGATCTGGCGAAGGGGAAGCACGATTTCTCGGCGCATACTTATAAGATCATGCTGACGAACGTGGCGCCGGTGTCGACCAATGCGGTCAAAGCGGATATTACCGATATCACCTCCGGCAATGGTTACACCGCTGGTGGCACGGCAACCTCCATCACTCTCTCGAACGCGACTGGCGTCGAGAAGGTCGTTGCATCCAACGTGACGTTCACCGCGTCTGGCGGCTCCATTGGTCCGTTCCGGTACGCCGTCATGTACAACGACACTCAGACCTCTCCGGTCAAGCCGCTGGTCAACTTCTTCGACTACGGTTCGAGTGTTACGCTCAACTCGGGTGAGACGTTCACCTGGACCCCTGACGCGACGAACGGACTGTTCACGATCGGCTAATCGCCGGCCGTGAACCTGTATAGGCGTCCCTAGGAGTTTCTGATGGCGGTTTCTCTAAAGCACCTATTTGAAAGTGGGAAGAGCAACGGGCCCGATGGTACTCGGGTTCAGCCTTCGAACTGGAATGAAGAGCATGTGCTGACCCAAGCAACTAACCGGTTGCTTGGGCGCTCAACTGCGGGTGCGGGGGCAACAGAAGAAATTACACCTGGGACGGCCCTGCAATTGTCTGGTGGCGACTTGAATGTCGTCCTTGACACGGACGGCACGATGGCTGCGAACAGCGCCACCGTTGTCGCCAGCCAGTCGGCAGTCAAAACTTATGCGGACACAAAAATCCCGTCGAGCTACCTCGATACGGATGGCACGCTCGCAGCCAATAGCGATACGAAGGTCGCTACACAGAAGGCGGTGAAGACGTACGCGGACTCGCTGGTCGCCGCGAACGACGCCATGGTCTTCAAGGGCGCTCAGGATTGCTCTTCGAACCCTAACTACCCGGCTGCCAACCGCGGTGACACTTATCGCGTGTCTGTTGCGGGTAAAATCGGTGGGGGCTCCGGCCCGAACGTCGAAGCCGGCGATCTGCTGATCTGCAATACTGACTCAAGTTCGTCGGGCAACCACGCTTCTGTAGGGGCAAACTGGAACATTATCCAGGTCAATATCGATGGCGTAGTTGTTGGTCCCGCTAGTGTTACCGACGACCGCATTGCCATTTTCGACGGCACCACGGGTAAACTGATCGCCGATGGTGGCTATACGATTTCCGATATTGCGGCCAACGCGACGAATATCGCAGCGACCATCCACGCGGCATCGAGCAAAGCGACGCCCGTAGACGACGACGAACTCGGAGTTATCGACAGCGCCGCGTCGAACGTTCTGAAGAAACTCACTTGGGCAAACCTCAAGGCGACGCTGATCGCGGCGTTTAAGGCTGCTGCTGCGGCGTTCTGGGCGGGTTCGAACGACGCGACATTTCTGACGCCGAAAACAATCGCCGATGCCGGCGCGCTTGTGTCGCAGACGTCGGGGACCACGATCAACACGGATGGATCTGCGGGCCAGAACTTCATGGTCACGCTGGATCACAATGCGACCTTCGCGGCTCCCACGAATCTGATCGATGGCAAGGTATACACCTGGATCATCAAACAGGGATCGACAGGCGGCACGGGCGCGTTCAACGCGGTATTCGTCTTCCCATCGACGCCGACGTTGAGCACGGGCGCGGGAAAGTACGACATTGTGTCTGCGGTCTATTGCGCAGCCGACAGCAAGCTGATCGCCCGCTTCAGCAAGGGATCGTAATCATGCGCTTCAACGCCGCTCTCGCGCGCCGCGTCGCGCTGATCCTCGGCCTAAGCTTCCCGGCCTTCAGCAACGCACTTGCCGATGGCCGCGCGGTGCTGCCGCCGAAATGGATGGTCGAGGCGTATCTGTCCGACGCTCTCGTCAAGCCTTCTCGCGATGATATTGCAAGAGCGATCATTCCGGGGCTCGGGATGGTGCCGGCGTTTATAAGCGGTGCCGCCTCCGATCCTCCGATTTATGTGGGGACCGGGACAAAGGCTGATGGTTGGAGCGGACCGACAAGTGCCGCGTTGCCTTCTGGCTGGCAATCCGGCGATTTGCACCTCTTGTTTCTCGCGCTGGGCGCCTCATCCGGCGACCCTCGAGTCTCGACACCCAGCGGATGGACTTCGCAGTACAGCGATCTGCTTAACACACTTAGCGGTTACAACGTTTCGCTTCAGGTATTTTCTCGGATCGCTCAGAGTGGTGATGGCGCGGTCAGCGGTATTCTTGTGACCGTCGGCGTTGCTTATGTCGTGGGCTATCGCGGGGCGAATGCGTCGTCTCCGGTTGAGGCGGCCGCAGGCGCGAAAACCCAGACTGGCGCGGCGTCGTACGGTTACCAGAACATCACGACGCTGGGGATAAATCGGCGTGTTGTTGAGGCCTTCGTCGCATATCGGGCGACGGCTTCGGCCACGACCGGCACCCCCGACGCCAGCTTTACCTCACGCGCTGATGGAGCCTCGGTGGCGCCCCTTGATTCCGTTTCGGTGCAGATTGAGGACAAGGTGTTACCGACAGCGGGGGCAGTCGGGAGCCTGACGCACGGCTTCAGCGCGACGACGGGTGGTCACCTGCGCGCCGCCCTCGCAATCTTACCTGCATGAGACCAGAGTAATATGACTCACGCACAAATCATCTCCAACCAGCCCGTCGCTCTCAACCCCGCTCTCGCTGTCAGCTTTGAGCGCGATGGCCAGAGCATCAACGCATCCTACCAGACAGTGATGCAATAACCGCCATCAGGTTAGATTGAATTGGGACTGCATGCGTTTGACCTAGACGGATTCGACCAGGACGCGTTCGACACAGGATATGTGTTTAACGCGAACACTGGCTCTTACGCCGTCTCGGGAAACGCAGTTGCCATGCAGTATGTGCGTTCGTCGCATGCATTCGATACCGACGCATTCGATGAAGCCTTCGACAACGGCGAAGCGCTTTACGCCACCTCAGCGAATTACCCGCTTACTGGCAACCCTGCGGTCACAGCAAAAGGCTTTAAGCTTTTCGGTGCAACCGGCGCATATCCCTACAACGGCAATATCGCAACTGCGGCGATATCGATGCCGGCCGATAAAGGTGAGTACCTTTACGCCGGGAACAACGTCGGTTTTGGTTACGCGTACCGTCTTCCGCTGCATGACGGTGTATATAGCTACACGCTGTACTTCGTCGAAATGCAGAAGAGTGGATCGCCGATCCTCTATGCATTCGGAGACAATTACACATACACGGGGCGCCCCGCTGCCTTCCAAGTCCATTACGTGGGTGCCATCGAGCACGGGCAGTTCCCAGTTGCTGGCAGCGCAGTAGGCTTCAACAAGACCTCGCTACTGCCGCCCGCGATCGGCGCATATGCATATACCGGACACGCTGCCTCGGCGCAATTCGGCATGCACCTCGATACTGGCGTCTATGTTCAGACACGGTTCGAAGCCACGCGAGAGATCAAGCGCAATCCGCTACTTCCGGGCCACTTTGACTACACAACCTATGGGGTCCAGTTTGTATTGACCTGGACGCCAGAAACGTTGGTCTACACGCAAACGCGCTACCCGGTTGATCTGATCAAACACAAAATACTCGCCGCGGCCAAGGGTACGTATGTCCAGGATGGCAATCCAACCATCCTACGCCCGACGCGTAAACTTGGTGTCGACACTGGAGAGTATCTGATCGCTGGCAGTGACGTCGTATTCACCGCCGTGCGCGCCATGGAAGTTGACACGGGTGATTACCCGTTCGTTGGGTATGAAGACGCACTTACGGTTGGCCGTACCGCGTTGGTGCCAGACACGGGCAATTACCCATATGCGGGCAAGAACGTCCGCTTGATCGAGACGGATCTGTTCTCGTTCGATGACAACAACCTTCTCCAGGTACCAGCAGAAGATCGAACCATCACGGTGGCCGCATGATCCGACGCTTTAAGAAATACCCCGACGAGCGCAAGCGGTACGGCCTAGACTATAGCGACTGGCTCGATGCGTCCGAGCAGATCCTGTCTGTGGCTGTTCAAAGCAATGCCGCCGGTGGTTCAACCTTCGTTGTCGAGTCCGGTGGCGTGAGTGGCGACGGCAAGAAGGTAGTCTTCTATGTCGAAGGTGGTACGCCGGATGAGATCGTCGTGGTGTCGATCACAATACACACCACTGCATATCAAACCAAAGAAGACTTCGTGCGCTTCAAGATGGTGGCTGAACCATGAAAACCTGGCGCGTGATCAGCGACTGGAAGTGGGTGCTCCTGTACGCCTGGTCTGTCAAATTTAGTATTCTCGCTGCGTTCTTCGGCGGCCTCGAGGCGCTGTTCGCGTTCTATATGGACACACCGCCGTTCGGCCTCCCTAAAGGCACGTTCGCCCTCATGTCCGCGATCAATACCGGCGCTGCAATTTTCTCGCGGTTTATTGCGCAGCGTGAGGACTCGTAATGAAAAGCCGCCTTCGAAAAGCTGGCTTGCTAACTGCGTGTGGTATGCTCGCGGTTACCATCATAGGTAACCACGAAGGGTTGCGTACTCGCGCTTACAAGGACGTCGTAGGTGTACCTACGATATGCTTTGGCGAGACCAGAAACGTACGCATGGGAGATGTGAAATCCGTAGCCGAATGCCAATATATGTTGGGTAGTCGGCTCGAAGAATTCGAAAAAGAAACGCTGCAAAACCCACAGTGCGTCACTAACCCTGACGCAATCCCTGACAAGTCATACGTCGTTTTCCTTTCGCTCGCATACAACATTGGCAGTAGCGCGTTCTGCAAATCAACCGCAGTGAGGCACATCAACTCCGGGGATATCTCTAGCGCCTGTTACGCTATCGAGCGGTTCAACAGGGCTGGCGGTGTCGTCTGGAAGGGGTTGGTTCGACGCCGTGCTGAAGAGCGTGAGCTGTGCCTTCAAGGTCTACGTGAAGGCATGCGCGAAGGTGTAAGGGGGCGCTGATGGGATGGTTATACGGGTGGTCACTGGGCTCGCTCGGCGATCTGATCTTGAGCATCTTCTCTATCTCGATGCTGGTCGGGACGAGCGCGTTGGTTATCGCAATCATGACGCCAGCGTTCATCACAAGGTTTGTGGGTCCGCAACTCCGCACAATTGCGTTTGCCGTCGCAGCCGCCGCATTCGCTTCTTCGTACTTTTACGGGACCGGGTTCAATGATGGGTTGGTTTCAAAACAAAGCGACTGGGACAAAGCAGTCCAGCTCGAAGCAAAGCGTGGCGAAGAAATTCGCTCGGATGTTGAGGCCGCTGTGCCTCCTATTGTTGATGATGCCGCTCGCCGGGTGCTTCGAAGCGACCCGTACAACCGTGACCGCGGGGAACAGTGATGCCAACAGAGCAGCACGTTGCGCCGGCTGGCGGTACATCAAGTATTCCGGGAAGAAAGATACGCTCGAAACAATCAATCAAGTTCGCCAACACAACACGGTTGGCGAGCGCAAAGAATGCTGGCGGCTGAAATGAGTACAAAGAAGCCGTTGATCGAGCGTGCCGCAGAAAGTGTTTATCTCCGGTTTGTTATTCAGCTGGTTACCGGCGCGATAATGTGCATCGCTATCCCCGTGGGGCTCATGGTGCTCCGTGAGAATATCGATAGCAATAACCGAGCCGCCAAAGAGCTGGCGGAGATGAGCACGGACTTGAAGGTGCTCAAGCAAGTTATCGAAGGGCAGAAACTTGCAAGTGATATCCGCCTAACGACAGCGAAGTCACAACTCGACGATCATGAGGCACGACTTCGCACTCTTGAACGCCCAACCAACAAGGTGAACTAATGCCTCGCAAGAAAAGAGAATTTGCTGTTCCGGTTATCACTGAGGAGCGCGTTGTTACCCCCGAGGTAACGGACGCGGTTGCTCCCACCGAACAGGTGATGGATCAAGGAAGCTCCACAGCCGGAGCCCCAGCCGTCGACGAAGTCTCCGAAGCTGCCGCCACTGATGCGCCGCCCGAGGTCGCGCCCGAGGCTACACCCGAACCCGAACCCGAAGTCGAAGATGAATTTGCCCACTTGCCGCAGCGCATTCGCGATGAAATGGCGGCGGGGCGGCGGGCACTGGAACGTAGCTAATCATGGTCGCCGTTAAGGTCGAAAATTTCGGTGGAATGTTGCCAGCAAACGACAACCGTTTGCTGCCGCCGAATTTTGCGTCCTACGCAAAAGATACGTGGCTCTTTAAGGGGACGCTGGTGGGGTGGAAAACTCCCCAGCTCGTCCATGAAAGCCCCGCTGGTACGAAGAAGGTCTTTCGCATTCCGAACGACACTGCGGCTGGCAACCCGCCTGACTTTATGGATTCGGTGTGGATGGAGTTTACCGACATCGACACCGACGTTGTTCGTGCGCCGGCCATCAACGACCAATACAACCGATATTACTGGGCGAGCCCATCATCGTTGCCGCGCTACAACACGTTCGAGCGGATCGCGGATGGCAGCCCATCCTATAAGTTGGGAATCCCTACACCAACCGAGGCTCCGAACGTTGTGCCTTCGGTTATGACCCCGTCCAGCGATGAGGTCGAGCCCGAGGTCCGCTCGTACGTCTACACGTATGTGAGTATGTACGGTGAGGAGGGGGCACCTAGCCCCGCTTTCACGGCCACTGGCGATCCGACGTCGCCATGGACGGTGACAGTGTTCATCCCGACTACTGACGACGAAACTGAACGGGCGCTTCTTACGACGCGACTCTATCGCACGGTGACGGGTGCAGACGGCGTCGCGGATTTTTATTTCGTAACGGAATTCCCAAAAGGCCAGACGTCATACATCGACACTGCGGAGGCGATCGACATCACCAGTCAGGGCCTCTTGGCTAGTGAAGGTTGGACCCCGCCGCCAGAGAACCTCCAGGGGCTTATCGCTATGCCCAACGGCATCCTTGCCGGCTGGGCGGGCAACGATCTCTGGTTCTGTGAGCCTTATCGTCCGCATGCATGGCCAGTCGCTTACACGATCTCGGTGGATTATCCGATTGTCGGCCTCGGCCTGTTCGGCCAAACGCTGCTTGTTACGACGGCGGGGTTTCCGTCGACTGTGACGGGCATACACCCTGCAAACATGAGCCTCTCCAAGGTCCAGGCGCATGAGCCTTGCATCTCCCGCGGTTCCATTGTCTCGACACTCGATGGCGTGTATTACGCATCGCAGAATGGAATTGTGTTGGCGAACCCCGGTGCAGTCGGTGTTGCATCCGAAAAAGTAATTCGCCGCACGGACTGGGCTGCATTCACCGATACATACAAGCTGCGTGCCGCGCGCTACCACCAGTCGTATCTTGCTTATCCATCGTCGACGGCTAACCCGACTGGGCTAATTTTTAGCTTGGCGGAAGATCGATTGTTCCTTGCGGAGTCGACCCAGAACGTCGAGGTGGCGAACATCCAGGAAGATCTCTGGACGGGTGAGCTCTTCCTACTAGCAACAGATGGTAAGGTGTATCACATAGACCCACCAGATGATGTGCCGACGCAACCGTATGTCTGGCGTTCGAAGGAATTTCACTTTCCTGAACCGGTTAATCTTGGGGCGATGAAGGTCTACTTCTCGCTGCCGACTGGTGCGCCGACGCTCGAGCCGCCGGTGGTTAACCCTACGGTCCTTACGGACACGATGTACGGTTTCGTCACAGTCTATGTTGACGGCCGACGGGTATTCTCGCGAGAGCTCCGTACGTCAGGCGCTCAGTGGCGCTTGCCGTCCGGCTTCAAAGGTGAGGTGTGGCAATTCGAATTCACTGCGCGGGTGGTTATCCATTCGTTCCAGGTTGCTAGCAGTGCGCGTGAGCTGATTAGGACTTAGACGCAACGACATGACCGCGATCCGACCTAACGCAAACCAACGTACAAGATTTCCAGCAATCCCCCCGCCAGGCGGAAGCCAGGGCGGGCTGATCAAGACTGTCGATACTCTGAAGCAGGCGGTGGAGCTACTTACCGGACAGGCGGGTGATAGCTCCACTACGGCTGCGACCATGGGCGGTTTGACGGACGTTGTTCGCAAAACCGTAGCTAATGACAACACAATAAGGGACGTGGTTGAGGAGGCGAACCGCGCCCGTGCAGAGGCATTCCTTGAGCTCCAGGAGGCGCTCACGGATTTTGCGCAGCTCAACGGCGAGCAGCACGATCAGCTTACCGGGCAAATTACTTCACTGGGGGTTCGCGTTGACGGCAATCAAGCGGCGATCTTTGACGCGAACGTCGCGCGTGTCACGGCTGACGATGCTTTAGCTGGCGCCATCTCGAGCCTCACCACCACTGTAAACTCGAACACCGCTGCAATTACCAG